TGTCGGTGCAAAATTCCGAAAAAAATTCGGATTAACAAAATGTTTTCCGAAAAAAGTTCGGATTTCGTTGTAAATTTAACAAAATTTCAGATTATGGAAGCAAAAGACCGATTAGAACAAGTGATTAGGTACATAAAGTGCCAGCATAACATCAATCAAGACGACATTATTGTTAGCCTTGGTTACAAGAAAGGTAGTACTCATCTTTCGGATATGTTGAGTGGAAGGAAAGAAATATCCGAAAAGTTTTCGGAAAAACTGAAACAGGTGTATAAGGTCAATCCTGAGTACATCAGTAGTGGAGTAGGCGACATGTTCCTTTCAGACCAACCAGCCAAGGGTGATCAGTCTCAGGGTAATATGATGGTGAATGGCAATGTGTCCGGGAACGGCAACCATATTTCCCATAATGACTCAGACAATATCGCTGGAATGATTGAACTCCAGAAGGGATATCAGGAGCTGTTGAAAAAGAGTCAGCAGCAGATCGACAGACTCATTGGAATCATAGAGAAAGGAGGAAAGGATGAGAGTTAGGATTCAAGAGTTCGTTGATAAGTGGAAGATTGCTATTCCGCAGGATTTGTTCATCGACATGATGAAGGCTCAGCTAAATGACAAAACTTTCTTCCAACTGAATGAGGAAGATTTCGACATCATCAAAACCAATTATAATAAGATTTATGGAAAAGTATTATGAAATGGCTATTGCAGCCTTGATAGATTGCATAAAGAACGGTACCAGCGACAAAGCTCTGGAAGAAGCCCAGTTCAACCTACAGAACGCCCTCGGTGAATCGGCAGAGGGTAAGACAGCGGAACTATTGGAGTCAATTAAACAACTGAGGGGCTTATGAGCAAGAGACGTGCATACAAACAAGAGACCATCGACTGCCAGCAGCGGTTCTTCGACGTGCTGCAGATACTTCTCGATGGCGACAAGGTGCCTGGTGGATTGACTGGCTTCTGTGAGACATACGACATAGACAAGCGCCACCTGTACGAACAGAGAAAGGATATGGGTAAGGGTTATTTCGAGGTTGCCTGGATCCTTCCCCTTATCAAGTATTTCAAGGTCAATCCTACATGGCTCCTTCTCGGAACTGGAGAGCAGTTCAGGAAGAGGGCTATATAACAACAAAAGCGGGGCCAGTTTTCGTGACCTCGCTTTTTCATCTTTCCCCATACCCCTATTTTACTCTTTCTATTTTTTAATCTTTCTATTATTCATTATTATAATATATATATAGGCAAAATTCCAGCAGGTGCCGCTACTTTTGCCGCGGCGTTTGCCGATAGTTTTGCCGCGACAAATCACACGAAAAATAAGCACTTCGGGCGTTTTAGTTAACGGATTTAACAATTAACACCCAAAATGATGAAAAACGTGTTGCGGCAAACTTCCAGCAAAAGGGTCGGCAAATGGTGCGGCAAATACCGCGGCAAATGATGCGGCAAATTTCGATTTTTGCCGATAGTTTTGCCGTTACTTTTGTCGCGGCAAATGACGCGGCAAAATTTATTTGTCCTTTTTCAGCCCTATATCTGGTATGTTCATCACCGCCGCCTGCTTGGTTTTGTCGAGCACCTTTGCGTATATCTGAGTCGTGGAAAGCTCACGGTGGCCCAGAAGCTTCGAGACGGTGTAGATATCGGTACCAATATCCAGCATCATGACGGCGAAGGTGTGCCGGGCACAATGGAAGGTTATCTCCTTGGTGATGCCAGCACGAAGCATCCACACCTTTATTGCATGGTTGGTGGCCGATGCCGTGAGGAAATCGTTAAACACCAAGTCCGTTGGGTTCCTGCGCTCACCCAGCAGCTCAGCGGCTTGCGGCGTGATGTCGATGTACTCCTGTCCGCTGGTTTTCTTCTGCTTGAAGATGATTCGCGTGTACTCTCCCTGCTTGTGTACCTCGCTCCATGTCATCTTCATGATGTCTGATCTGCGAAGACCTGTAAGGCAAGAGAAGAGGAAGGCACGCTTTACACCAGGGGCAGGACACTCGGCAGCGGTGATGGCCTTTATCTCTTCGATGGTAAGGTACATTCGCTTGCTTTCCTCGGCCTTGAAGTTGTCAACGCCTCGTAATGGATTGTCAGAGATCACACCGTCCGCAAGTGCCTGATGTATGCACGCACGAAGCTTGTTGAAGTAGGACAGC